GATTTTATTAAACCCTATTTTGGTTTAAGATTATTTCCGGTATGGCATGTTGGTACAGATTATTTACATGAAATAGGTAAAAATTGGTATGACTTTTTAGTTAAAAGTGGTGTTAATTTTATTTGGGAAAATAAAGTTACAAGTATAGATTTTAATATAAATGAACTAAAATATGAAGGTCCTCCAATTAGTGAGGTAGTAAAAGTATTATCATATGACCGCTTAATGTTTGCAGTAGGTAAATCAGGTATTGACTTTGGTAAGCAACTAGCAGACGATTATACCTTACCAACTGAACCAAAACCAGTACAAATTGGGGTGCGATTTGAAGCACCACAAGAACACTTCCAAAAACTAATTGATATTAGTTACGATTTTAAATTATATAGAAAATTCGATGAAGGAGTATCACTACGTTCTTTCTGTACAAACAACAATGCAGCATATGTTGCCGTTGAAGAAACGTATGGAAATCACAGTTACAACGGACATGCTAAAAAAGATGAAGCATTCCGGAATAATATGACCAATTTTGGTATACTAATGGAAATACCAGGCATTGAAGAACCATTTGCTTGGTCTAGAGAATTAGTATCTAAAGTAAATAAAGAAGGTACTGGTTTATATTATAGCCCAACTCGTACACCATCTACAACATCTGAAGGTGAAGATGTAAGCGCTGTATCTATTACAGAAGAACAAATGAGTGAAGTTAGGAGTGTCTTCCACGGATATTATTCGTATATTGATGACTTCATTGATGATATGAAGAAAGTATTTCCAACATTAGGTGACGATTGGGGGGTTTATATTCCTGAAGTTAAATATTTGTCACCTGAGCCATTGGTTAACTATAAAGATTTATCATTAAACGATTATCCTAATGTCCACTTTGTAGGCGATGCTTTATCAGCACGTGGTATTACAGTATCAGGTGCTCAAGGTACATATGTTGCTGAATATATCTTAAACGAATTTTGCTCCATGAAAGAGGGTGCGTATATTTGCGAATGGGATAACCACCAAGGAGATAATATTACATTTTAATAAATAAACAAGTTATGGCTAAGAAACAAAAGTTTTATGAATACAAAGAAATTAATTCACAAGGTGCAATACTTCATTTAGCTCGTTATAAGGATGAAGAAAATTGGAAATTCCATAGATGGGATGGCCCAGCAATTGAACCCCATTCAAAAGAATGTAAAATGGTAAAATCCTATTATCTAAACGGGATTGAATATGATTATGAATCATATAGTGGGATTATGCAAGAACGTGAGGGTTTACCTTGGTATAAAAACCAATCAATGAAAAATTCACTTCAAGATTATAGACATTAATATGGGGAAACCTATTGTAATTAACGCTAAAGAGTGTAAAGAATGTAATGTTCCTAAAGGGTGGGGGCATGAAATTATATTTGAAAATAACGAGCTTTACTGTGGTAAGTTGCTCGTGTTTAAAAAGGATTGTAATTTTAGTATGCATTACCACTTAATTAAAGATGAAACTTGGTATGTTCAAGAAGGTGAATTTTTATACCGATGGATTGATACCGAAACAGGTGAAGTACACGAAAATAAACTCCGTAAAGGCGATTCTGTAAGACAATTCCCAGGACAACCACACCAAGTGATGGCGTTAACTGATGGTATTTTATTTGAAGTAAGCACTGAACATTTTGATAGTGATAGCTATCGTGTATATCGTAAATGGTTAGATAATAAAGACGTATGAAAATAGGATTATGTGGTACAATGAGTGTGGGTAAAACCACACTAGTTAATGCTCTTAAAGAGCGTCCTGAATTTAAGGATTATATGTTTAGAACAGAACGTTCTAAGGAGCTAATGGCTCAAGGCATTCCATTAAACACCGATTCAACATTAAAGGGGCAAACAGTATTTTTAGCGGAACGTACAGGTGAATTAATGATAGAAAATGTTATTACTGATAGAACTGTAATTGATGTTATGGCTTTTGCTCGTTCTTCTAAATCAATAGACTCACCCGATAAGGATTTATTTGGAGAGTATGCTCGTCGTTTTATAAAAGAATACGATTATATATTTTATGTCTCACCTGTGGGGGTAGAAATGGAAGATAATGGTGTTAGAGAAACTAATACAGATTATAGAGATTTAATTGACTTTACTATTAGTAAAATATTATCAGAACAAAAACATCGTATTAAAAATCTTAACACATTATCAGGTAGCACCGAAAATCGCATTGAGCAAATGTTAGAGGCGATTTCTCTGTAATATTTATAATAAAATAATATTATAATGAAACGTTCAGAACTAGCAGAATATATTAAAGAAACTATTGTAGATGTACTTTCAGAAGTATCCCAAGAAGATGTTGATACAGCTAAAGCATATAATGACGAATTAGAAAAAACTAAATCATTACAAGCTGATTTAACAGAAGATGATGACGTAGAACCAACATCTAAGGATATTAAGAAAAACGATTCAATCTCCACCATCTCTCGTAAACTACAGGATACTAATAAAGAAATGAAAACCGTAGTTAACAAGTGGAAACAAGCTGAAGGTGAAGATAAAGAAAGACTATTAGCCCGTCTTAAAGATTTAACTAAAATTAAAAAAGAGCTTGAAGGACTTATTTAAAAATATTCAAACTCTACTAGTTGTAGTATTAGCAGTACTTTTGTTATATCAAAAAGGCTGCTCTTCTACCCCTCAGGTAGAACCTGAAGTTATTACTGAGGTAGTAACTAGATGGGATACGTTAAAGGTTGCCACTAAAGAGTATGTGCCTAAATATATTAGAAAAACAATAGTAAAAATTGACACCTTCCAGGTACCTATTGATACTATTTCTATTCTAAAAGATTACTATGCAAAATATTTTTACACTGATACTGTTAAGGTTGATAGCCTTGGTTTTATAGTGATAAATGATACGGTTACTCGTAACTTAATATCAATGCGAAATGTTCAATCCAACATATTCATCCCAACAACAACAATTACTAATACTATTTACCTCTACAAACGTGAGCTCTTTGGAGGCGTTTCGGTAGGCAGTACCCCCACAGCAATCCAAAACCTTAATGGTGAATTGCTATTCGTAAATAAAAAAAGACAAGCATACGGTTTTGGTTTAGGTTTAAACAATAATTTCGACCCTATATACACAGCCCGTTTGTACTGGAAAATAGGTAAATAATGGCAGAACCTAATTTAAGGCAAATCATTCAACAAGAGTATATTAAATGCGCTGCTGACCCAGTTCATTTTATGAAAAAGTACTGTATGATTCAACACCCACAACGTGGGCGTATTCCATTTCAACTTTACCCATTCCAAGAAAAAGTTTTAACTTTATTTCAAGAAAACCCATACTCGGTAGTACTTAAATCTCGACAGCTAGGTATTTCTACTTTAGGTGCTGGTTATTCTTTATGGTTAATGTTATTTCATAAGGATAAAAACGTACTTTGTATTGCGACAAAGCAGGATACAGCGAAAAACATGGTTACGAAAGTAAAATTCATGTATGAAAATTTACCTTCATGGCTCAAAATACCTGCAGACGAAAACAACAAATTAACATTACGATTAAATAACGGCTCTCAAATTAAAGCCACCGCTGCATCAAGTGATGCAGGTAGATCAGAAGCAGTTTCTCTTTTATTAATTGATGAGGCTGCTTTTATTGAAAATATTGGTGAAATTTGGGCCTCCGCTCAACAAACCCTAGCTACTGGTGGTGGGTGTATAGCATTATCTACTCCTTATGGTACAGGTAATTGGTTCCATCAAACTTGGGTTAGAGCCGAAAATAATGAAAATGATTTTTTACCTATTAAATTACCTTGGTACGTCCACCCAGAACGTGACCAAAAATGGAGAGATAGGCAGGATGAATTATTAGGTGACCCTAGAATGGCAGCACAAGAGTGTGATTGTGATTTTAATACTTCAGGTGATACAGTATTCTATTCTGAATATCTTGAATTTTATGAACAAACTTATATTAAGGACCCCCTTGAAAGAAGAGGTGCTGACCGAAATTTATGGATTTGGGAACCTGCTGATTATTCTAGGACCTACCTTGTAGTTGCTGATGTTGCTCGTGGGGATGGGAAAGATTATTCCGCATTCCACGTTATTGATATTGAAACAAATACTCAAGTAGCAGAATATAAAGGTCAAATTGGTACTAAAGAATATGGTAATTTATTAGTAGGTATAGCTACTGAGTATAATGAAGCTTTACTTGTAGTAGAAAATGCTTCTATTGGTTGGGCTACAATTCAAACTATTATAGATAGACAATATGTAAATTTATATTATTCAACTAAAAGTGATTCTACAAGAGCAGATTCGTATTTTGACAAATATATGGATACAAGCAGAATGGTACCTGGTTTTAGTATGACATCTAGAGTTAGACCTTTAGTTGTAGGTAAGCTTCAAGAATATGTTAATGATAAATCAGTCACAATTCAGTCTAGACGCTTACTAGAGGAAATGAAAGTCTTTATGTGGAAAAATGGACGTGCAGAAGCCCAACAAGGTTATAACGATGATTTGGTTATGTCATTTGGGATTGGTATGTTTATGCGTGATACATCATTTAAATTTAGCCAACAACATTTAGATATGAGTAAAGCAACATTAAATAGCATTTCTACTAATAAAGTGTCCTGGAAAGGTGGTTATAATGCTAATAATGTTGATAACCCATATATGCAGGACATAAATGGAAAGCAAGAAGACATTAGTTGGCTTCTTAGATAATATTTATAATAATAAATTAAATTATGGCTGATACTAGCTTATTCAAAAGATTAAAAAGATTATTTTCATCTGATGTTGTAATTAGAAACATTGGAGGAAATCAACTTAAAGTAATGGATACCGACCACATCCAAACTTCAGGGGAATTTGCTACGAACTCTCTAATGGGTCGTTACCAGGGTATATACCAAAACCCAGCTTCTACCTCTTTATATGGCCAACAATTTAACCTTAACTACCAATACCTAAGAGCTCAATTATACTCAGATTATGATGTAATGGATACAGATGCAATTATTGCCTCTGCTCTTGATATTGTTGCTGATGAATGTTCATTAAAGAATGATATGGGAGAAGTCCTCCAAATTAAATCATCAGATGAAGATATCCAAAAAATATTATATAACTTATTTTACGACGTACTTAATGTTGAATTTAACCTTTGGGCTTGGACGCGTCAAATGTGTAAGTATGGTGATTTTTTCCTTAAACTAGAGATATCAGAAAAATTTGGTGTATATAATGTAATCCCTTACTCAGCATATCATATTGAACGTAAAGAAAATTTTGATTTAGAAAATCCATCTAAAGTAATATTTACATACAATCCTGATGGTTTCTTTGGTGGTAATTCTTCTGGATATTATTATACACCTAATCAAGACAATGCTAATAGTATTGTATTTGATAATTATGAAATGGCCCATTTCCGTTTACTTTCGGATATGAATTACCTTCCATATGGTCGTTCTTATATTGAACCAGGTCGTAAATTATATAAACAATATGCGTTAATGGAAGATGCTATGTTAATTCATAGAATTGTACGTGCACCGGAAAAACGCATCTTTAAAATTAATGTTGGTTCCATTCCACCAAATGAAGTAGAAAACTTCATGCAAAAAACCATCTCAACCCTTAAGCGTACTCCGTACATGGATGAGAAAACAGGTGAATATAACCTAAAATACAACATGCAAAATTTACTTGAAGATTTCTATCTACCAGTTAGAGGAAACGATCAAGCAACTCAAATTGATACTACACCTGGTCTATCATATGATGGTATCCAAGATGTAGAATATCTAAGAGAAAAATTATTTGCTGCTCTTAAAGTTCCTAAAGCATTTATGGGTTATGACGCTGATCTATCAGGTAAAGCTACTTTAGCAGCAGAAGATATTCGTTTTGGTCGCACAATTGATCGCATTCAACGTATTTTACTTTCAGAATTATATAAAATAGCATTAGTTCATTTATATGCTCAAGGTTATAGAGACGAACAAATGACTAATTTTGAATTAGATTTAACTACTCCATCTATCATTTACGATCAAGAAAAGATCGCATTGATGAAAGAAAAAGTAGATTTAGCTGCTCAAATGATGGAAAATAAATTAGTTCCAACAGATTGGATCTATGAAAATATATTCCACTTTAGTGAAGACCAATATGAAGAATATAGAGATTTAATTGTACAAGACCAAAAACGCCAATTCCGTATGGCTCAAATTGAGACAGAAGGTAATGATCCACTTACAACAGGTCGTTCATATGGCACACCCCACGATCTAGCTTCATTATATGGTACGGGCAGAATGGATTCAGACCCCTCAAATTTGCCCGATGGTTATAATGAAAAGAAACCATTAGGACGTCCTGAAGAAAAGGTATCTAATATTAATACTCAAGATAATGTATTTGGTAAAGATCGTTTAGGTAAAAAATCCATGAAAATAGATGATCAACCTGATGGGTTAAGAGAAAATGCCGAAAAGCAATTTCTAAAAAATCGTTCCTTATTAGAAAGTATGAATAAAGAAATAGTATTTAAATCAGATAAAGCCAAAGAATCTTTATTAGATGAAAAAAACATTAAAGAATAATATCTCCTTATATATTTATAATAAATCCTAGTAGGAATGAACATTAAACATTCAAAGTATAAAAATACTGGTATCCTTTTCGAACTACTGGTTCGTCAAGTAACTGCTGACACCTTAAATGGTGTAGAGTCTGCCGCTATTAAATTGATTCAAAAATATTTCGTTAAGTCCGAATTAGGAAAGGAATATAAATTATATGAAGCGTTAACTAAAACAACAACTCTTACTGAAAGTAAGGCTAATGTTTTAATTCAAGCACTATTAGAATCCTCTAAAAAATTAAATCGTAGAGCTCTTAAAAAGGAGAAATATAATTTAATTAATGAGATTAAAGATAGTTATAATTTAGAAGAATTTTTCAAAACTAAACTTCCACATTATAAAGTACATGCTGCTTATTATATGTTATCGGAAGTACAAAATACTGAAGCTCTAGTAGATACTAATATTATTGTAAATAATAAAATGACTCTTCTAGAGCATCTTTCTAATTCAGATATTAGTACTAAAAAAGTAGAAGAGGATTTATTAAAAGAATTTCAATCATACGATAAAGATACTCGTATACTTACTTATAGAATCTTAATGGAAAAGTTCAATGGTAAGTATGATGGTTTATATCCAAGTCAAAAAGCAGTACTTAGACAATATGTCAATTCCGTTGATTCAACCCCCGTATTAAGAGAATTTTATAATACTGAAGTAGTTAAAATTAAAATTCAATTAAACGAATTATTATCTCAAATTACAGATAAAGTAATTAAGATTAAAATTAACGAAGTAAATTCTTTAATTGAAGAAATAGACAAAAAATCTAACATAACATCAGATAATATTGTAAATATTCTTCAATATCTTGAATTAGTAGAAGAATTAAAAATAGCTCATGGCTGATCGTAAAGTAGGAGATATCGAGAAATCGGAGGGTGGTATAATTACCACAGTAACTGCTATTGACCCAGAAACCAACTCAGTTTCTTGGGACGTTGAATATTCAGCTGATTATAAAAAATTATTTAAGGATATAACTGATCTAATGGATACTGCTAAAAACGTAGCAGATATTACTAATGAACCTTTTTTTAGAGACCATTACTTAGACATTAGAAAACGAAGAAATGAGTTAAGAACTTATTTACGTAATAATAAAGCTAAAGAATACGCTCGTATTAAGGGTATGAATGAAACTAGCTCTACTGGTGGTAGTGCTAATTTTAGTTCTCACACAGGAACAGGCGCTCAATATGCTACCCCAAAAGCATTCAGTGAAAAATCAAAAAATTACTATTATAAACTAGGATTCAAACCAGTTGCTCCACCTCATTCGACGAAAGGCGTAGAAGTTAAATATTTATGGGGAAAGAAATAATATGTATAAGTATAAATTAAATGAAAGAGCATTCGACCAACCACAAGATGTGTTGGTTTTCCAAGAAAAACGCATTGCGGCTTTCAAGGATATTGAAGCTCGAATCAATGCGTTATATCCTCTATTAGACAATGCTAAGGATGAAACTATTGCTTATTATGAAGACAAACCATCATCATTTTCTGTAGTCACACCTACAGATTTGATTCTAGACTATATTAAAGACATCGAACAATTGCTAAAACAACAATAATGAAAACATTACAAGAACAATACAATCTTCTTAAAGAGGGTAAAGGTAATAAAGGAGTATTTATAAAATCCGCCTTAAGACAATTTCCACAATTTATTACTAAATTCAATTCATTTGAAGAAATCTCTTCAATATTAAAAAGTAAACAAGTAATATCAGAAGGTATTGGAGGTGTGGCTACAGGACGTTCTAATCCTTTTATTAATTGGAAAGAATTTTTATCCGAAGAAACCTCTGCAGCTAAAAAAGATGAAGCAATAAAATCAGTACTAAAAGAACCAAATAAAGGAGTAGTTGATATGGAAACTCGTGATTTCGATTACAAGGATCCTAAAAATATAGATAATTTATATGGTGAAGCCTTTTTACAAGGTTACTATACAGAACTTAAAGACCCGGCAAACGCCGATAAAACTGAAGTTGAATTAAAAGAAATTGTAGCTAAAAATTTAACTAAAGATAGAACATATTATACTACTGAAGCTCAATTTGGTATTAAAGGTATCGGGTATACTGACGAAGCACCCGGTTTAAAAGCTTCAAAATCAGACCAAATGGTCCCAGTAAAAGAAAATAAAATGGATAATTTCGATTTAAAAAAATACTTAGCTGAAGGAAAGCTATCAAAAGAAAATAAAATGATTAAATTAACAGATCTTATTAATGAAAGTATAGCAGGGTATATTGATCTCCGCCCTATAGGAATGACTACAGAAAACGCAAGAACTGATGCTGAAGAAGAAGGCTATTTAGATGGAATGCGTGACGAAAAGGAAGATATAAAAGATAAATCAAAAGCAAAAAAGGTAAGAAAAGAAACAATAGATTCTAAATTATCTGAAATCGAAAACGCTGGTAAAGCAACTACATTAGAAGCTCAAATCGAAGCAGTTGATGAAGCTATTGATACTAAAAACCAAAGAATATCTATGGTTACTGAAGATGAAAATTTATCTGAATTAGTAGATAAAGCTAAAATGAAAGAAATGCAACGCGAAGTAAAAATGCTAGAAAAGCGTAAGGCAGGCATGGAAAAAATATATGAAAAATTAACAGGTAAAGCTTATTCTAAACCAGAAATAGTAGACGAAGTAGACGAAATGGAATACTAGGATGAGAAAAGTACTAGTAGAAACTCAAATTTTTAAACCTAAGGGTTTAATGCTTACCGAAGGGAAGCTCTCTAATAGAGGGAACCCTATGGTTGAGGGTATCCTAGCTACTGCTGAAGTAAAAAATGGTAATGGTCGTTACTACCCGAGAGAATTGTGGGAACGTGAGATTGATAAATACATGGAATCAGTTAAACAAAACAGAGCATTAGGTGAATTAGATCATCCTGAATCTTCTGTTATTAACTTAAAAAATGTATCCCATAATATTACTGAAATGTGGTGGGACGGAGATGAAGTGTATGGTAAAATTGAAATACTACCTACCCCATCAGGTAACATCCTTAAGGCATTAATTGAAAATAATATTACTGTAGGTGTTTCATCACGTGGAATGGGTTCACTTGAGGATAGAGGTGGTGTATTAGAAGTACAAGATGACTTCGAATTACTATGTTGGGATTTTGTCTCAACCCCATCTAACCCAGGTTCATATATGGAAATTGTTACCGAAGGTAAAAAATCACAAACCAATAAATATCAAGATATTAACAGTATCATAAATGAAATTTTATGTTCGAATTCTTGTACTTGTTATTTAGACTAATACCTCTGTATTGAGGCGCTACCGAAGAACGCTCTCCGAAAGGGGGGCGTTTTTTATGTCCCATTATATATGTATTGCTGTAATGTGAGCAATATACTATTATCTATATAGTATTCACTAATTAAATAATTCTTATTACGTCTTCTAATAGGCGTACTCCACAAACAAAATTTTGAGGTAATTATGGCAAACAGAGATCTGCTAAAAGAAGCAATCGCTGACGCAAAAGCACTTAAAGAAACTGCTATTGCTAACGCAAAGGCTGCTCTAGAAGAAGCTTTCGAACCAAGACTTAAGTCAATGCTTTCAGCTAAACTTGAGGAAATGGAAAAAGAAGACGAACTAGAAGAGGCCAACACGACCGAAGCTAAAAAAGAGTATAAGGACGATAAGAGTCTAGCCGAAGGCGATGACGAAATGGACTTAGACGAATTATTAGCTGAACTTGAAGGTGATTTATCGGAAGATGAAAGAACGGATGCTGAGGAAGAAGGCTACGAAGACGGCATGGAAGATGAAAAAGAAGACATGGAAGATGATGAAGAAGATGAAGAAATTGATCTTGACGACTTATCAGAAGAGGATCTTAAATCATTTATCGAGGATGTAATCGCTGATATGGTTACTGCTGGTGAATTAGAAGCGGGTGAGGAATTCGAAGTTGAAGACGAAAATGTTGAAGACGAAGAAGAAATCGATGTAGAAGATGACACAGAAGTAGACGTAGAAGTAAACGAGAACGCACGTACCGATGCTGAGGAAGAAGGCTACAAAGACGGTATGAAAGACGAAAAAGAAGATATGGACGAAGGTGTTATGGATAAGCTTAGAGCTGCCTATAATGACAAAGAACTCTTATCTAAAATCGTTACTGTAGATGGTGAAAAAGTATCATTAAAAGATTTGCTAGGTTTAGCTAGCAGCGGTGCTGCAGGCGGTATGGCAAAATCTGGAGCTGGTAGAATGTCATCAATCGGAGAAGCTGACGAAGAAATGGATGAAATGAAGAAAGAAATCGAGGAATTGAGAACTGACCTTCACGAAACTAATCTTTTAAATGCTAAACTTCTTTACACAAATAAAATTTTTAGAGCTAAAAACTTAAAAGAAGCTCAAAAAGTTAAAGTTTTAGAAGCATTTGACAAGGCGTCGAATGTTAAAGAAGTAAAACTTATTTTTGAAACTTTAAACGAAGGTATAGTTGTTAAATCAACTTCATCTCCAATTAGAGAATCATTAGGTTCAGCTTCTAAACCAGCTGGTATTGCTAGAAAGGCTCCTATCATGGAAATTGATCCACAGGTAGCTAGATGGCAAACACTCGCTGGTATTAAATAATAATTAAACTACATTTAAAACAATGTCACAAATTAATCAACTTTTAGAGTCTGCTGCTGGTTCATACAAGAACTTGCAATCAGACGCTGCTAGATTATCTAGCAAGTGGGGTAAGACAGGTTTGTTAGAAGGTCTTAGAAACGAGACTGAGAAAAACAATATGTCAATGATCCTAGAAAATCAGGCTAAGCAATTAGTAACTGAAATCTCTGCTGACGGTGGAGCTCCTGCTCCTGGAGGTGCTGCTAGCTTTTCAGCTAACGTAGGTACAGGTGCTCAATGGGCCGGTATCGCACTTCCTTTAGTACGTAAGGTATTTGGTCAAATCGCTGCAAAAGAATTCGTTTCTGTACAGCCTATGAACTTACCTTCTGGCCTAGTATTTTATCTAGATTTCCAGTACGGTAGTACTAAAAATTCTGATACCAATACTTCACCAGAAAGATTTACTGCTGGTGATTCACTTTATGGTGGTTCAGGTACTCCTTTCTCTACTGACGGTAACGCAGGACAAGGTCTTTATGGACCAGGTAGATTTGGGTATTCAATGAATTCTCAATCTAATGGTGATTTAGTATTCACTGCTGCAACAGCTTCTTGGAAAGACGTAGGATTTGATTCAGATTTATCTGCATCAGTTGCTGCTGATGAAGTAGTAAAAATTACCTTTGCTAACGCTAATACTCAATTAGTACAACCAGACCTTGAGTCAATCAGAGGATGGGCTTTTGTTTCTGCATCAGCAGTTTCAGGTGGTCAGGTAAATGCTTACAACACTGCAGTAGGTAATACTGTAACTATGTATGTATCAGGTGCTGAAGGTACTATTGCTAATGGAACAACAGGTACTGTTTATTACGGAACTCAACCAGAAGATAATACTTTAGGTGATTTCGAAAACACAGCAGCTATTCCAGAAATTAACATTGGTATGAGATCTGAAGCAATTGTTGCTAAGACTCGTAAATTGAAAGCTGTTTGGACTCCTGAGTTCGCTCAAGATTTAAACGCTTACCAATCTCTAGATGCTGAAGCTGAAGTAACTAACATCATGAGTGAATACATCTCTTTAGAGATCGATTCAGAAATCTTAGCGATGTTAATTCAAGATGCTTCTGCTGGTACTGAGTACTGGTCAGCTCAAAATAACCGTTTCTATGTTTCTGGTGATGATTTCACTAATGACACTAACGGTTACTTCAATACTCAAGGTCAGTGGTTCCAAACTTTAGGTACTAAAGTAAATAAATTATCAAACGAAATTCACCGATTAACCCTTAGAGGTGGTGCTAATTTCATGGTAGTTTCTCCAACAGTATCTACTATCTTAGAATCAATTCCTGGATTCGCAGCTGATAACTCAGATGCTGAAAAAATGGAATATGCTTTTGGTATTCAGAAGGCAGGTTCATTTAATGGTCGTTACAAGGTTTACAAAAACCCATACATGAAGGAAAACACCGTACTATTAGGTTACAAAGGTGCTCAATTCTTGGAGTCGGGTGCTGTATTTGCTCCTTACGTTCCATTAATCATGACTCCTCTTGTATACGATCCTGATACGTTCGTACCAAGAAAAGGTCTATTGACTCGCTACGCGAAGAAAATGCTAAGACCTGAATTCTACGGTAAGATCTACATTTCTGGATTGAACACTCTTTAATAGAGTAATACCATAGAGAAAATTGAACCCCGCGTAAGCGGGGTTCTTTTTTTCATATGTATAATAAACAACTAAACGTTATTATTTTATGGCTCCAATTCATCACGATGATGAGGTCTTTCGTCAAAAAAGAAGACCCAAAACCCCAATTAAATTTAAAATTACTTTAAATGAGGAACAAAAGGAAGCAAAAGCTAAAATTCTAAACAATACAGTTACCTTATTAGCAGGCTCAGCAGGTTCAGGGAAAACACTTTTAGCATGTCAAATTGCTCTCGAGAAATTATTCATGAGAGAATGCGATAAAATAATTATAACGCGACCTACTGTGAGTAAGGAGGAAATCGGGTTTTTACCGGGTGACCTCCGCGAGAAAATGGACCCATGGGTGCAACCTATATACCAAAATATGTATGCCCTATACGACAAGGAAAAAATTGAAAAATATATTACAGATGGTCAAATCGAGATTGTACCTGTTAGTTTTATGCGTGGTCGTACTTTCCTTAATAGTGTGGTAATCGTTGACGAAGCACAAAATGTTACACACGAACAAATGCAAATGATTGTTACTCGTATTGGTTTACGTTCTCAAATGATTATATGTGGAGATGACCACCAAGTAGATTTAAAATCAAAACGCGATTCTGGATTTAGATTCCTATATTCAGCAGCACGTAGGATTAAAAATATGGTAGGTATTTCTCTTAAAACTAATCACAGAGATGCTATTGTGGAAGATTTAATTAATTTATATGATGAAGCTGAAAAACAAGGATTAAATTTAGGCACCTCAGGTTCTAGCAATAAACGTAAATAATAATATCCTTCCCAATATTTATAACCAAAAATAAACATGGCATATTGTCCTCCAAAAACCCCAGCTACAGGCTGTTTAGATGTAACTATACAGGAATCCATTATTCTGCCTAATTTTAATGTTCAAAATTCATTCAATACATTTACTGTATGTGGAATCGAAAATTATGCTATTAGAACGGATGTAATTCAATATGATTGGAGTGGTTCAGGTATTGGTATTATAGACTTTGTAGGATCAGAACCAGAACAAACTCCAGGTTCATTTGTAAATTCTGCTGTAAAATATATTAGAATTACAAATTATAAAACTAGTGATAAATTTGCAAGTATCTACATTATTAAAGAAAATTCAGAATCAGTAGTATTTAAAATAGACCCAGGTAAATCCCTTATTTTAAGTAATGATGTATTTGATGCTTCTTCAACAGCCGATTACGTAGATGAAACTTATGCTGATAAACAGTATTTTGATGATTTTGCTTATATGAGCGAAATTAAAGCAAAAGCAGGTGACAGTGATTTATCTTATACTGGAAGTATCAAAATTGAATACGTAGTAGCCTCTTCATAATATTTATAACAAAACATAATTATGGCATTAACATACAGACAAACAAAAGGATCAGCATTAACCATACAAGAGTTAGATGCTAACTTTGCCTATTTTACAGGTTCACAATCCATCTCAGGATCTACAGTAATTAGTGGTTCACTTACAGTTGATGGACCCCTATATGTAACAGGTTCATCAGTAATATTTGACACAGATAATGGTGCTTATATTCAATTCCAAGTTTCGGGTACAGCTGATTTTTCAAGAGATGTAATAGTTCGAGATGATTTAACTGTATATGATGATGCTAATTTAAGAGGTACTGAGTGTAATATTGGGTATGGAGATGATGCTCCTGGCTTTGGATATACATTATTCGTAACCCAATCAAACAATAACTCAGGATCAGTAAAATTTATAGGTGGAGTAACAATGGAAACTCTCCCTACAACAGAACCTACAATAACAGGCTCTCTATGGATATCAGGTAGTAGTGCTGCTCATCCAAATTCAGGATACTTAATGATATTTAATCCTTAAT